GCAGGCGGCCAACAGGACAAGCAGCAACGGTATCGATAGTTTGCGGATCATGGCGTTTCCTCGTGCTTGGGAACAGACGGCAGGATTTCGGTCTCAGTCGTTTGTTTTATAGTTGTCGTCGCCGGATCCGGCGGGCCGTCGACGCGAGACCTTAGATAAAGGAAGGCAAACAAAAGCCCGAGTGCGTTGGTGAGTCCTATAGCCAGAGTCTTTGCCAGCTCCAAGAGGTTTTCCGGGATGGCCGGCTTGCCGACAAAGATGCAATACAGAAGCGCGAAGTAGCCTACTAAGAAAATCACGGCTACAGTGAATTGAAGATAAGCGGTGAGATAGGAAAGCGGCGCGCGGCTCATTCCCATACCCCAACTCGCATCATGCGAGCCATGCGCTCACATCTCTCTGAAGTTTGCGTATGCCAGCCAGAATCCATCATCTGCATTGCAGCTTCGCTCCAATCACGCGCTTCGATAGCCGCGATCATTTTCTTGAAGTTCGCCACGCCATTGACGCCGAGCTGAAAAGCCATGCAAATGATGATGCCCTGTCGAACGCCATCAAGCGCAACGAACCATTCGAATCTACGTTCGCACTGCGCAGTTTTGCTGGCGATGTCATTGCGTAACAGGTATCTGGATTCGTCATGCGAGATGCCGCCGCCCTTTCTCTGATCGATCAGCCGGCCGACGCCGATGGTGGAGAACCCAAGCAAATCCGGATAGACGTGTAGAACTTCGCCCTCATCCTCGATGAGTCGGCGCATAAGGCTGGCTTCATCCATTACTCTTCAATCCCCGCCTTCGCGTTCAGCTTCACAGTCGCCTTCGATAGCAGATGTAACTGCGAGATGATCCCGCTGTCGTGCGAACCAATTTCTCGGCGAATGTCCGAGACGATCTGCTTGATAACCGCGACATCCTCGCCGACGCCACGGCATTTTATGGCGTGATGCCATGACATCAAGAACAGCACGCCGATCAAACCGAAGGCGCCTGCGAAGAGCCAGATAAGCAGGGACTGGTCCATCTCAGCTCACCAGCATCCGATACACGATCCACCCCACGCGCAGCGCATCCCACCGAGAGCATCCGGCGATGCTACGTGCTGCAATGTGCGCGAGAACGTCCCTGTTTTCTGGCGAGACGCCTTCCATGGCGGCGATGTGTTTGATGGCCGCGCGGTACATCAGGTAGACCCGCATCAGTCGTCGGCGCAGTACGCTGCGTTCAGCCGGCGCGTGAGATAGCGGAAATCCTCATCGCACGGCTCGGTTTGCGCGCAGATCTGATCAATCTTCGAGAGCTGCGCTGTCGAAAACTGCGAACGAACGTCAGCAGCTTGGAATGTGACAATCATATTGGAGATAATGATATGTCTGCGGTTGTGGCTCATTTATGCTCCTGTGGCGGGTGTTTCTTTTTCAAGTCTTCGAGCATCCTGCTGATGTCGTGATCTTCAAGCGCCAATCCATCTATTCCTAGCGCCCTCCATGCCTGCCGGTTCTCTAAGCGCCTGTCGTCTATGGCTTGCTGTATCAATCTGGTCTCGCGAGAATCGAAACTCGTCTTCTTCCATGTCAACGCGAGATTAGCCCCTAGACACAAAAGAATTAGGCTGCCTACAATCAGAAACGCTATCAGGTATGGCTTGGATTCCTTACCTATTTCCAAATGGAATGTGAAGCTGCCTTCGGTTTTCTGAAGCGCCGGGAACTGCGTTTCAATTTTTGTCGATGGCGCATTGTTGACGGTGTCCGGCGCGATCCTTTGAGCTAGTACATTCATTTTCTGCACTCCGATAGTCTGGATTCGACTACCGCAAGTCTCGCATTCATGTCGTACAGGGCGCCACCTACAAAGGTTATCGCGCTGACCGATATCCCTGCCTGGATGACCATGATACCGCCCATGACCCACCACACGACTTTTGAAGTACCATTGCCTTGCTGGCCGTAGTTCACTAGGTATTCTCTGTAGGGATCGAAGTCATCGGGCGGCGGGGCGTCCATTCCATTACGCTACAATAGCCTTCGTTCCAGAAACCACGCTGTAATGCATCAGTCTCATTACCGCGTTATTCGCTCCACTTCCCTGTTGCACGAAAACATAGGGATGCATCGCTACCGCAGTGGGTATATTCGTTGTCGAGTTTGTCGTGACGAATAAACTTCCTGTCCACAGCGCGCCATCGGCAACGCGCCCCGTAGCGCCAGTGCCGGCATTGTTGTACTGCTTCACCAGTGCGATAACTTCGCCTTCCTCCACGAGGATTGTGCAGTAGTTGACATGATCTCCGCCTGCCGTGGTCATCGCTGCCGTGGTTGACGTGCCTCCACTGCGAGTTATAAGACGAATATCATCGTCAGCATAGGTTGCGAAGTCCTGCGTCAGGATGATGTAGTTGCTAGCGTCATAGTACAGTCCTATCTGCCATCGAATGCGCTGGTCTGCGACGTTGGTGTAATTTGTGAAATGCACCGTGGGATTCTGTGCGGCTAGCAAAAATCCATTGCCGCCGAAATTCAGAGCATAACTCTCAGCCGCAGGCGCGCAGATTATCTCCATGTATGGCATGGCTTGCTTGTGTGCCGCAGCCGCGCCAAAAGTTGCATAACCGAATGTCGCGGTCGGCGAGCCAGATGTCACCACGGCGCCCCAACGCGGATCGAATCCGCCTAATATATTGTCGCGAAACTCAATAGTCCCGGGCCCATGCAACTCTTGACGTACATCGCCATAGGTGTTGATGCTGCGCCGATCTAAATACTGCACCCCGCGCGAACGAGAGAAATTGTTGCGCGCGGTATCAGTGATCGCCGGACCATATGCCTGACTCTGCAGCAGATCGATCACATTGCCATCTTCTGACACAGTGATACCGACGTCATCCCATGCCTTTCCCTGTAGATAATTCGCCGCTGATTCAAGAACGATAGTGCATACCGGATTTGAGATCCGCTGCTGCAGCATTAGCCCGGTGAAAATATTCCCAGCGGACGCGGTTCCCTCGCACCAGATAAAATTGTTTACGCCGAACATGTTGATGTCGTCGAATAGATTTCCTTGTGCGTATTCTAGGTTTCCGGGGTCGGTCTCATCACCAAGCAAATGGATTCCCGTTCCGCCACCACTCAGGTTGATGCGCGATGCTTGCCACTCCTGCAGATATTGCCCGGTGGCATCTAGGAATATGTGTCGCCCATTCGTCGTATCGAGCGCCATGCGGCAACTAAAATTATCCAGCCATGGGCGGAATGTTGTTCCACGAAATCCTGCCGTGGCTCCGCCATCGCCTTTTAGCGTAATGACAGTGCCGGTGTATGCCATGGCCTCGACATTGACGCGCATATTCTTGATGTGCCCGCCGGGGCGAATCTCAAACATGTTGAGCGATGCACTGAGTGGCGCCACGGTGTTGTTATGGAAATCCAGCGTAACGCCATTTAGCACGACGATTGTCGTACTTATTGCCGTGAGACTGTAAATATGAATGTCGCCGAAGGAATTGAGTCCGGCGCCCTCAGAGGCCACCGAAATAGCATCGTCAAGAAATGACACAACATCAGTTGTCCCTGGTGTGACATTATCGCCGTACCGGTCTAGATAAAGCTCTGGCTGCGCATAGTCCACCGGCGTCACGCCCGAGGCGATCTCGGCTGCAGTGCGCGGGTTGAGATACGCGCCAATAATCGCCTGTGACAGTAATCTATCGTTGATAGGATCTACAGTTGGGTAGATCTCTACGTCTTCGCTATCGGTGAACGTGACGCGATAGAGAATGTCTGGGTTTAGGTAGACCGGCGGCAGTCGCCCGGCGGCATCTGCGATGACAGGATTGGTGTGCGGAGTCGTGAGCGCAGAGTCCTGATACGTATCCGTAGGCGTCGATGTTGCGGTTATGAAGAAGCCGACTTTCGCTCCAGGCAGCAACGTCAGGTTGTTGCTGATCGCCGTTGATTTGGGCAGGTGAAAGAGTTGGTGGGCCATTATTTCGCAACCCAGCCATTCACGGTGTTGTCACCGGATTCTTTTATGTAAAGCGTCGTGCTGGCTCCGCCATCCGTGCGAAGAAACATCGAGCCTACTTTCGCCGTAGCAGCGCCTTCAGGTGATCCTGTACCCCAGCGAATGAAATTGTCTTCGTTATTTGTTTGTATATTGCTGGGAATGACGGAGAAGTAGTTTGACTGCAAACGCGCCCGTAGCACACCGTTAGTAACCCAACCAAGTTCGTTGACACCATACAAATACATTCCGTTAGTCGGTCCGGTCGTGAAGCCGAACCCTGGCGAGCCTGCTGTGCCAGGCAATGCGAGCACTGGATTATTTGTTACTACCGTCTTGCCGCTTACAGTGGCATCACCAGCGACGGAGATATCACTGGCGACGGATATATCACCAGTGATGTCAACATTACCGTCCAAGGAGATATCGGTTCCGGCAAGCGCTATCGCATCGCTCACAGGTCCTGATCTATCGAATACCACGACATCAGTCGCTACACTCTCAGCGTCGTTGAGCAGCGAAATTATCATCCGCTCGGTGCTGACGCGGATGCGCCATTTCTGATTTCCAGCTGAGGCGTCTGTCTCCTCCAGGATCAGTTCCGGTGCTGGCGACTTCAGCCGCAGGGTCTGCGCGATATTCTGGTTCGATGGATAGTCATCGATCGGATACCCTGGCTGCGTTACGTTCGCGGAATCCGTCAGTAGCACGCGGTAACTAGGCAGAGCTGGGTCAAGGTAGATTTTTGCAAATACGCCAGCGCCGTCGGCAACGACAGGATTGGCATGCGGGACGGTCAATGCGACATCCTGGTACACATTCTGTAAAGTGGACGTACCTGAGATTGAGAAAGTAAGCTTGGCGCCCGGCAGTAGCTGATTCGTCGCCGATAGCGCGACAAAACGAGGCGATGTGTATAAAGCGGGCATTAGAGGTATTCTCTGGCCATGAGAATGGGGCTACTGATTGGATATACAGTCGGATGCGCGGCGTTTAACCGCCCACTATTCGGGTGGGCTGGATATTCAATAATCATTATTATTCTTCTGTCCTTTTATCTGGACCGGCGTCTTGAACGCGATTGGCCGAAACCGCCGTAGCCGAAGCAAGGTATCTGGCAATCTCTTGATTGATAGCTTGCATCTGAGCCGATCCTGCCTTAGCGCTGGACGCGCGCAACAGAAAATCTCGCCCGGCTTTAGTCTGGAACAGCGCTCGAATCGTCAGCCCAGTGCCCGCTACCGATACCGCGGCGCTCGGCTCCAGGAAGGCCGCGCCGCCCAGTAGAAACGGAATCACGCGTTGCCCGGTTGGCGGGTTCTCTGCGTACTGCCCGGCGCGCTCGACGTGGCGCATCAGATTCTGAAGCCCTCTAATCTCCTGTCCGTCACGCCCCTTGAAAAAGGTGTTCACCGCGGCCTCGTGATCCTCAAGGTACTTGGCGAACTTTGCGGGGGAAAAGGAGCCGTTCGGGTTCGATGCGTTATCGAGCGCTTCCTTAGCTAATCCATAGCGCACTGCAGATCTACCCGGTTCGTCTAGCGAGTTGTACATGCGCGTCGAGCGCGATTGAATCGACCCCTGGGCGATGAGGTAGCGCCATGCCTTCTCAGGCTCTGATGTTTTCACCAGATCACGAAAGCCGGCTTCTTTGAATGGCACGATATTGGCCTTGTAGAAGCCATCTGCAGTGCGCCACGCCGCTTTGCCGCTGCCCCCCGACTGATCCGCAAATATGCTCAAGTCGGCTTCCAGCGCTTCCTTCATCGACTGCAGGGCCTTGACGCCGCTGTCACCGAGCGCAGCGTTCTTGCCTGTGTAGAAATCCGATATTTCCTCTCCCAGCTGGGAGCGCAGTTCGCGATTGAGCGTGAAGTTGCCGGCCGGCGCCTGCCTGTATTTCTCCAGCAGCTTCACGACATCGTCGTTGGCAAGCGTGCCTAGCTTTTGCTGCTTGCGCAGTTCATCGGCAATAACGTGATCCATTTTCATGCGCGGCACGTCGCCGGCAGGATCTAATGTTGCCGATGCCTTTGTGTAGAGCCTGTTCGCCGTTAGGCGAAACGACTTCAGCTTGTTCTGCAGGCCCTTTTGCACAAGTACCGGAACGTCATCGCCGACCTGTGGAGTTAGGTCGTTGACCGCCTTGGTCGCAGCATTTTGCGCGGCCACGGCTTGCCTGGCCCTGCCCGCTCCGGTACCCAGCGGCCCCAAGGATTCAGCAGCAACGCCCGCGCGTTTTGCTACTGCGCTTTGTGCGACATCGTCATAAAATACCGGGACGCCATGCTTCTCACCCGCGGCAATGACCTGCTGAGCGCTTACCGCGGACTTGGCTGGCGCTACAAAGGAAGCTGGAGCCTGAGTGCGCGCAGACGGAACTGGCAAACGACTGCCAACAATCGTTTGCCCGACAATATCCACGCCCTTCTCTATCGTCCCTTGCGCCCTTGGCAAGCCGGCCGCGTCCAGGGCCTCACCGAACATTTCGGACGGCATTTGATAGTCGGATCCGGTCAGTAGATTTCGTGCCGCGACACCCGCGTTCATCGGAATCAGCGGCAGCGCCGCGAGGCCCTCGGCAACGATTCTGCCGGTGCGTCCCAGTTGGTGGCCGAGATCCTGCCCGACGGATCGCGGTGGCTGCTGCCGATCTCCATCCAAAGTGAAGCCGGCCGGCAGCGGCGGTAAAGCTTGCGCCTTTCCATACTCATTTGCCTGCTCGTTGTGCAGCTGCTCCGCATACGCGGTCGCTTCATCTGGCGTAGCGAAAATACCGAGATGCTTGCCTGTTTTTCGGTAATTATCGATGGCTTCTTCTTCGCTCATGACTCGGCCGTCATCGCTGACTGTTGGCACGAGTACTTCGCCCTGGTCAGTCACGAAAGACATTGAGCGAACAGTACTGATTGAGCCGTCCTTATTTTTCACGATTGGACGTGTGCGTAAATCAATGTTTCCTGGCATGCGCTGCCCCGCGATGCCAGCAGGCGAGGCCGTATCCAGCGTGAATCCAGGCGGCAGCGGCGGAAGCGAACTCATTGCCGCTGCCATTGCCCATTGCGCAGCACGATCTTCTCGCCGTTGGGGCCCGTTGCCGTCGGCTCTGACGCGGTCGGCTGAGTGCCGACTTCCGATACGTCGAAATCCCCAAGCACGTACTTAGGATCGACACCCAGGTCTTTTGACAGCTTCTCGTAGCGCCCCTTGACGTTACGCTCCCAGCGGCCTTGCTGCCCTTCGTACAGTTTTTTCGCGCGCGTCACAAAATCCTTGCGCTGCTCTGGCGCCAATCGCTCACCGCTCAATACCTTGTTGTACCGCGCAAGAATCTGACTTGGCACAGAGCCAGCACTTTGCGCAGTCGCGAACTCGCCCTCGCGCACAGTTGAGCCGGGATCCAGCACCTTCATGTAATTGAAGATTAGCGACAAATCGCCGGCCGCAGACGGATCCGAAGCCGAATCCTTGATGCGCTGATACGAATTGGCGACGCCGATGAATTCGGTGCTCTGCTTGTTGAACTCATCGCGCAGCTTGTCGGCTTGCCCGAATTTCACGGCATCGGTGGGCGGTGCCGCGGCAACTGAAGCAATCGGCCTTCCGTCCGGTCCAAAGCGCGTCTGGCCTTGACCAAGCGTAAAGCCAGCGGCGCCTTCGCTATCAGAAGGAAGTGCAGCGACTTGTTTGCCGCCAGAAAAACGCGCTTGACCAGGCGCGAGCGTGAATGACTCTGGCTGCTGCGGAAGTATTCCAGCCTTCGCGCCAGCAATAGCTGAAACGCGCTCCGCAATTCCTGTTGCGTCCTCATCTGTCAGTTCATCCACGTCCTTGCCCAATTGCTTGGCCAACGCCGCGGCCTTATCAGGCATCAGGATGCGGAAGTAATCGGCTGGCGCCTTGGAGGCGATAACCGCCTGTGCCTGACCGTAGGATTCCTTCGCTATCGCGATCTCCTGTTGCCTCGCGATCTGATTCTGCTGGCCCTGAAACGCCTGCACCTGCATCGCACGCTCTGGATCGGCCTGATACATCGCAGCGAGTGCGTTTGTCCCACCCTGTAGGTAAGTGCCGAGCTGATTACGAAACTGCTCGTCGCGGCTCATCTGCTGCTGGCCTTGCTGCAATTGCAGGGCGCGCAGTTCATTCGCCTGCCTGTTCGATTGGACCTGTTGCGCGCCTTGCTGACCGGCGAGTAAGTTCTGGCCGATCCTAATCGGTTGAAATTCTGCCACTAGCTCACTCCTGCCGCAGACGCCTGATTCGCCCATCCGCCAGCGTAGGGCGACCCACTGCCGAAATACCCGCCTCGGTACATCCCATAAAGCGATGCGAGATCGTTAATGCCGCCGGTGATCGCATTGGACTGATTGATGATTCCTGAAGCCCTGGCATTACCTTGATTCAGGAGCATGTTGCCGATGTTCGCGCCAGTGGTCATCGCGGCATTTCCGGCCTGCGTGGTCGCGGCCTGCCCCATACCGGCAATAGCCAACTGTCGATTGACGTAGTTACCGAACTCACCTGCCGCCAGACCTTGTCCATAGTCCTGGATGCCACGCAACGCATTTCCTGAATACAGCCCGCCCTGCGCGGCTGCGCTATTCTGTACGGCGTTCAGTCCCTCATTCATGCGGAACTGATAGTCGGGTGACCTGTAGAACTCAGAGTAGTCTGGAGCTGCGAGTTGATTCCCACCGCCTCCGGGCGCGTTCGCGGAATTCGTGGCCATCTGTCCCTGCTCCCACTGTCCCCACAGTGAGTTTAAGTCAGCCCCGGTATCGTTGATGAACCGTCCACTAGGTCCGCCAGGACGCAGCGTGCCGACTCTCTGGCCATCAAACCAAACCTCAAACCAGCCTTTTCCGAGATCCTTAGTCGTCGTGCCGGGCGGCATTTCGACGCCGCCAACCATGACGGGCTGCTGTGAGCGTAGTTGGTTGCCGCCACCTATCGCGTATTCATCGTTGGAGAACCCAGGCGCAGGCGAATACCCGTAGATACCGCCTAGCGCATTCAGCGCTTGATTGCCGATCTGGCGCTGATTGGAGGTAAGCGACAGCAGAGTGTCGAACTGACGGCCCTGCTCATTGATGGCGGCATCGCTCGCACGCCCCTGCGCACGCGCGGCATTGCCAGCTGCGCGATTCTGTGCAACAGCGCTACCGACAGCGACTGTACCGAGAATCGCAGCGCCCCAAATTTCAGCCATGACTTACACCTGCCAGTTGTGTCACAAAGTGACAAACCCATACCATGCGACCGGCTTCTGCCGTATCTGCAATTCCATGCCGAGGACTTCGCGCATGAAAACGTGGCGCATCGAAGATGACGGCGCGGTTATACACGCCGCGCACGAAATCCAGCAGTTCCCAGTGATCCTCTGAGCCGCCTACCATTTCTTGCTTGAGCTTCGCGAATGATTCTTTGTCTTCCGCCATTTCCGCGAATGAGGGCATGTGAGTCATTCCTGTTTCGCGATGTCGATAGAACCCGGTACCTGATTTGGTTTCGCCGTGTTCCGACAAATAGACGATGCAAGTAAAGTCGCCGGCTTCTCGATCACTATGCACATATGCGCCTTCAGTGCTCTCGTTTGTCACCCTAAAAAACATACTGTTTGGGAATACAGGCCGACCAACGCAATACGAAAGAGCATGCAGCATCAGTGAATGCTTGCCCCAGAAGCTCATTCCGTCATACACAGACGAGCCAACTTCGCCCTTATTTGGTCGCCACGTTCCGAATCCACTTGCCAGCGCGCTCTCTCGAACGGCCTCGATGTATGGGGTGAAGCCATCAATGATGGTGATCATTGCTCAGTCAATCGAATACGCAACCGTACATTGCTGAATCCCCTTCACGCCCGCTGCGGTGAATCCGCTTCCCGTCGCGCCGGTGTAAATTTTCATCGTGTCTGTATCGTTAATCTCCAACAGCCCAAACGCAGTCGTGCCGTTGTCCGTGATCCTCGCAACGAGATATTGGCGAATGCCGGTGCTCGGCGGTCTCAGCTCTTCAGGCAGGCCAACCAGTGTTGCGTCCACTGCATTTGAAGTGCCGGCAATGGCCGGAATCTGCAGTACAACAACTCCTGCCGACATCGTGTATCTGATTGTCCCGGTCGGGACCGTTGTGCAGCCAGTCAGCGCTGCCGTGAATGTGCGCGAGAAAAACAGTCCTGACAGATAGCTCGTCCAGTCCCGGATTCCACCGGGAACCGCCGGAAAGATCCGCTTAACGCTCATGCCGCCTGCCTGGTAAACGGCCTGGCGCCGCGCGCATCCAACTGTGTATCGATGATCGTCGCCTTGACGGGATCGGAAATAGCGCCGCGGTACACGCGATCCTCAGAAGACCCTAACTGCGGCCACACTACTTTGGTGTTGTGCTCACCGATCTTTCCGATCTTCATGTTAGGCAGCGCTTCCCACGTCCGTCCGCCATCGTCGGATACGTCCATCATGATTTCAGGGTCCGAGCCTTGGCCCGCGGTCAATCCGACGCCTGTCTCCATGACCACCTCCAGGCGATCATGGAATGCCAGATTCGCATTTGCATAGACTGGCTGGTACGTCCACTCCATTCTCTGAATCGTGCCCCAGTCATCGTAAGTGGTCGGTGAGAGGTAGCCGATGCGGTTGCTCGACACATCCCCGACGAGTTCCAGGCCGAACGCTTGAGCATGACTCCAGGCCAGCCAGTACGCATATCCATACGTCTCGCGCTCGTGCCATTCCCTCGTCGTGGCGTCGTAGATGAATGTGCCCTCAGGAAAGGTCAGCACATAGAACAGATGGCCTTCCTGGGAATAGGAATAGCCCTGTCCTGAACCAATCGTCACCGATCCCAGCGCTTGTTCAATGCCTGTCTGGCTGATCCGCACCGGCGTGACGCCATCCAATCGCCTGACGGTGTAGTCCTGTGCGAGCCAGAACACAGAATTATCCTGCTTCGCGGCAGTCATGCCGTTGAAGCAGCCCTGCTCGATGAATCCATTGGCGGCGCGTGCAAATGGAAATCCGCCGCCGCCCACCAGTTCCCAGATCTCTACCGTCTCCTCACCGAGCAGCAGAACCTGTCGGTGATCGACGATCAGGCCGACGAGATTGTCGGGCGCTGCTTCCGCGGTGGCGAAGTTCAGGGCGTCGAACGATGTAGCAGAGCCAACATTTGAGCAAAAGAACCGCCCTGTATTGGGCTCGACGAACAACAGGTAATTGTCGAGAAACGCCGCATCCAATGCACCGCGCGAGGTGAAGTCAGCATCTGTGATCTGGCCGAATGTCGATGTACTCGTGTCGTAGTAGTACGCGTTCGGCTGATTCACGACGACGATGGTCGTGATGTTGTTGACGATCTTGACGCGCGCTGCCGTTCCGACGGTCCCTATCTCAGTTACGGTCTTGTTCGAGTCGACACGGTAGAGCTTAGTGCCAGAAACGACCCACAAGTAACCCAGCGCTTTGTGCGTCGCTATGATCGGACCAGTCCCAACTGTCGTCCATGACGCAATTCCGGGCGCGCGTACCAGCGCATACGGTCGCTTCGCGCCTTTCGGTAGGATCTCTGCGAAACAATTAACCAGGCGCGACGGACTTGCCGGCCGCGACCTCAGAACATAGCTGTGGAACGGCAGAGCAAGTTGCGGCATCTCAACCCGTATTGATGTTGAACGCGCCTGGATAATCAGCAGGACGCTGCAAATCCATATCCATGATCACTTCCTTCGCTGTGATCTTGTCGATTATCGATAGGCCCATCGTCGCAAGTGCCACGATCTCAGGCGACGCGCTCGCGCCGAACGAAGGCGCCATATGAATAGCTAGGTTGTTCACGATGCCGAGAATGGCGGCGTCTGGAACCGTGAGCACATCCGTGACCGTACCCACTGGGATGTAGCCGATATTCCTTCCCTCCCCCTCCCATAGCGCCATCATCTGATTGAGACGACGGATTCCCTGCGCCTGTAACACAGCGCTTGGCGTCTGGCCGGCGCGGATGACGTTAATAGCCAGGAGCGCGTCTGCGATAATCTGAGACGCAGCCTGGGACGTAGGAGTAGCCATTTAAGCCGCCGCGATGAGCCCCAAGCTTTCCAGCGTGGTCAGCAGCGAATTGAACTTGGTTCTAAGCGAATCAAGATCCGTTGTGAGCGCGGTCGTCGTTGATGTGGTCGTAGTTGTATTCGTTGCGTCAGCGATGTTGACTGGCTGCACAATCGGCTCGGTGCCATAGAAACCAGCAGTTCCGCCGCTACGATGACGCAGCACATCGGCTTTCACGTGGGATGTGCTGACGCCGAACGTCTCTTCAGTAGGCATTGCAGTCTCTCCTGTAGTTACCGGTCCAGTTCTTCAGTCCGGAATGTGTGATATCGATATCCGGATAGGCCCATACCTGTCCGCCCATGCGCCGCCATTCGCGGCAGAACCAAGCGTCTTCGCCTATCTTTCTTCCGTTCTCGTATGCTGTGTCGAAACAACGCTCCATTCGCTCCATGACGTTGCGTCTGATGCGCATAAGACCGGTGCCTACATAGGCGCACTCCAACATGCCATAGCGCTCTATTCGCTTGCCGTCAGCGCTTATTAGGTTGACGTTCCACTCCAGAGGATCCTTCTTGCGCGGACAAATTGCGCCCATGACATCAGCGTCGAGGCAAAGCATTCGAAGAAATCCACCGACTTCCCATCCAATGTCATCGTCGATGAACACCAAATCTGTGTAGTCACTGGCCATGAATTCACGTATCAAGTCATTGCGCGCAGCATCTACGAAGTTACTGAACGACACAGTTCGCCACTGCATTTCGATGCCAGCCAGGGTCAACGCTTTGGCTGTATCTATCATTGACTTAGTGAATTCAACGCTCGTCGTCCCCGTCAGTGACGGCGTGCAAATGCAGACTTTCACGGGATCAGCGCGAATGATTTCGAGCAGTCGAAAATCTCGAACTTCCGGCTGGTCTCGCGGCAGTAAGACTCAACAGAATTGCGCGAATACAAGCGATCGATATCATCGACGATGATCGATGCGGCTGATATTTCATCACGCATCACATCAAAGAGCCCGCCGCGATTTCCATCACCTGACGGGCCGTCACAAATAGCCAGCGCATACCTATCTCGCGGCGGTTGCTCGTACCACGTCCACTTACCACAAGGAATGAGCGAACGACGATGAACGTGCAAGTTAGTCAAGCCGTGCTCTTGCGCTAGCCTCTCGATACGCCCAGCCCAGTCAGGTGATTGCTCCAGGCTATGCACCTGGCGATCTGTTGAGGCTGCAAGCACCAGGCTTGATAGTCCAGATCCGCAGTCGAGAATCGGGCCGCTCGCGTTTCTCGCCAGCAGCGAACAGGTGTACAGCCCCTCTGGGGACATCGCCCATGTGTTGCCCCAGACGCTGTACAGTTCCAGGTATGTGCCGGCGTCGGCAGTTCCGGCGCGGATAGCCTGCAGCCCATCCTTCAAGGCAAATTCCTTGCGCCAGTGATGGCCTAGACAACCCGTCCACAGTTTGTCGCCGACATGGCCTAGCTGCATCATCGGATCTACGTAGATTCTGAATCCAGCCTCCCTGGCCTTCTTGCAGAACTCGTAGTCCCCACCGCGACGTGATAGTCCATTCAAGGAGCGCTCGAACAGTACCGGGATGAGCATGCGTCCGTATCCGTCCTCCTTACTGCGATGATGAGCGACGGTCTGATAGAGTTTTTCTAAGACACTGCGCCTGATCTTCAGAAAGCCAGTCGGGACACCAGCGACCTCGACTAATCCATGCTCATTCGCCCACCGCTCACCTGGAAGCGGAGCAACCGGATAATCCTCATCGTCGTTCTTCAGCGGATAAATGCCGGCGACAATATCTGCGTCGTACTCGATCAGCTTTTTAAGATCGGCGTCCTGCCAGAAAACATCTGCGTCTAAGAAAATCATCTGCTCGCAGTCTGACTCCAGAAAATCGCGCACCAGTCTGTTGCGCGAATCGTCGTGGTGACAATTTCCGGAGAATATCTCCAGGTCTATGCGATGCGGCAAACTATCGCGAGAAGAAAACAGCGAACTGACAAATGGCGTTTTGAGTCCATCGTACGCAGCAACCGCAATGAAAGTGCCCGGTCCGGAGCGACCGGACCGGACGTGCTGGACGTAACTCACGCGTCGGCCAGAAGACCGAGCGTTTCGAGCTTGGCCAGCAGACTATTGAACTTGGAACGAAGCGAGTCCAAGTCAGTCGTCAGGGCCGTGGTGGTGGAAGTTGTCGTAGTCGTGTTGGTCGCATCGGCGATGGTTGCCTGCTGGGCAGCAGGAGTCACACCGAAGAAACCCAGCTTCGTGTTCGGCAACTGCACGCCATCGGGATTGCCGTCTCCAAGTTGATTGATAGCCATATCGAAATCTCCTAAAAAAGCGCCGACTGTCACACCGGCGCGATGATGATGACTTAACCGTCCGCGTGGAGTCTGCAGGCCAACTGCGCGCGCAGCGTTGCCGAGCCGAACAGCACATCGATACGACATGGGTGCATGTCATTGGCGATGTCATACGCCCGCACGATGCGCATGCTGATGCCGTCGTAGACCTCGCGTGCGGCAAACGACACGCCTTCGGGCAGGATCAAGTCGGCCGTGCCGAAGCAGAACGCGTCCTTGTGGTAGCCCATCGAACTGGTCAGCAGTTCGCTCGCGCCTGCGCCGAGTTTTGTGACGGCGCCCGTGGTCGTCGGGCTCGCTGCCACATTCTGAGCACCGCCGCTGGTAACGATGGACGGGGAGATCGCCAGCGTCGTTGCATTGGCGCCAGAATCTGCCGTGATGACGAACTGCTGCAGATCGCCGGTATCGACTTTCGTTTCCGGATGCACACGATTGCAGCCAGCGAGCGTGATCACGTCGCCCTTCAGGAACGTCGTGGTTCCAGTGTTCACCGTCAGCGATGCGCCGGTCTGATTGGCGCCGTTGACGTTGTACAGCGTATCGCCCTCCACTGCGGTACCGGTCGTGTGATTCAGTACATGGGTGGACTGAAAGAAGTCGAACATGGCCGTCTTGCCCATGCGGCCTTCTTTGTACTGCATCGACAACACGTCTTGCGGGTTGAACAATCCCTTGATCTGATCCACAAGCCCGACCTGGTGCGTGGTTGACAGCAGCATGGTGCGCTGCTCGTCTTCCGGCGTCAGGTTGTCGTCCAGCTTTTGCTTTACGAGCAGCGTAGAGCGCAACGTGGGAGCTACGCCGTTCTGGTTGACGAGGTTGTAGACATCCTTATAACGCGCCGTCCATACAGTGGACTCCATGTAGGCAGCAATCGTCGCCATTGCCGGCGTGATGATGCGCTCGCTGAAATCATCCAGATCCAGCGTCAGTTCCCTTGAGGTGAAGTTGATGTCGACGCCGGCCTGACTACTGATCTGAAACGTTGCGTTGCGCTCGACGTTGTCCTGTACGCTGAGCGTGCGGCCGGTACGAATCGTGTACTGATTCGGCAGGCGGATGCGCAGGGTGTCGCCGATTTTTGCGCCTTCCTGGGCAAATTGATCGTCATAACCTCGATTGATACTACCGATGAAGCGAAGCTTTCCGTGTAGAACACGCAAAGCCTCCCTCGTAATCTGATCGACAGTAAGAGTTGTGTTGGCCACGTGTAGCTCCTAAGAGCTGCGTGACCCCGCATCTACCGAGCTTGGCGTTTCGCCAGGATCTGCTTGGTGCGATGGTGCATCCAATCGTCGATGGACAGTTTTGAAGGATCAACCTCCCCACCTGCTCCACCACCGATTGGCGTCGGCGGGGCCGGCGCAGCGGTGACTTTCGGGGGAGGAGCTGGACGCGATAGCTCGGCTTCGATGCGGCCGAGTTCGACGATGCGCTGCGGAACCGACTTACCGGCTAGGCGCGCAATGAGTTTCGCGTCTGTGCCGATCTGATAGGCAATCTCTGGGCCTTTCTCGCTGCCTTTGAGTGCGTCGAGAAAATCGCCATTGAAGAATGTCAAAGCCGGATTGCCGATCACATCGAAATAGTCCGCGTTTTTCTCTGCGAACTGATGCTGTCGCAATCCGAACTCATCGTTCAGCGCTTTTAGGCGCCGCTCTTCTTCGGCTTTCGCAGCCCGCCTGTCAGCAGCAGTTTCCGCGTCTTTCCGTGCCTGCTCTGTAGCTGAACTGACGCGCTGTTCGACCTTCTTGTCGTACCAAGCGGTATATGCCTTGGTGTACGCCTTGGGGTCGTCGAACGAATCAGGATCGGGCTCAGGTTCGGCCTGAACCGGAGCAGCGGCCTGCGGTTTCTGCTGTGATTCCTCGAAGCGTTTTCGCCAATATTCGGCTACCTCGACGGCAGCTTTCTTACCTGCGTTTAACTCCTCGATGCGTTCCCTGGTCTCTTGCGACCTCTTCAGTCGCTGAGCTTCGCTATCAGGGGTAGCGATTGCCGCTTGCGGTGCGGCACCCGAAGTCACCTGATCAGGAGTCGGGGAGACTACTGCGGCCGGTGGAGCCGTACCCTCTTGCGTTGGGGTAACAACGAGTTCGTCGGACATAGATTACTCAAGTGATGCGCTAAACGCTAGCGCGGGCGGAATTTTGCTAATATCGACGCGGCGCCATAGTCCACAGACTGGCTGCGAAGACGGCGTGAAGATGGTCAGCGACCGAACACGACCGACACCGTGGTAGCAGCTGAAACCGCTGCATGGCGCTTCAACTTAAAGCCGTATTCGGTTATCAGCTGACCGAATACGGTTACCTAAAAACAAAACCCGGCACTTGGCCGGGCTTTGTTTGTCTCGTTCGTGGGCTACGGCTACTAACTGGAACCGTTACCTTTAGACATCAACCCGGCAGCCGATAGCCGCTCGCGCAGAAGCTCTGCGCACGGCGGTTGATCGACTATGTCATCCAATGAGCGTGGATTCGGGTCGCTGACGCTCAGTTCCGTCAGGTCTGGCCCGGTGTCAGGGTCGAATGCATGCGACACACGTACCGCTTCAGCGGCTGTCTTGCTAAGATGCATCGCGGCCATCGCAAAGTCGCGGCCTGAGCCGATTGCAAAGAATGGCCGGTCGTGCTCAATCTTGACCAGCCTGTCTTCGAGAGTGAAGAGCTTCCCGCCTTCGATCATGATCGCGTGAAAACCCTCCGACACCTTGGGCTTCTCGCCGCCGTTTTCGAGCCAGTCACGTACTGCAGCTCCGTCCTGTATTTGACCGCAAGAACCAAAGAGCGCGCCGGTCTTGAGGTGAAACACCTTCGATCCAGTGCCGCGGAACATGGAATATTGCGTATCGCCGGCCAGCGTGCGGCCGTCCCATGTAATTGTCGTCATGCGCGATCCATTGCACGAATATGTTCAGCCAGCGCCTGCCACGGCGCGGTTATCTGTGCGATGTACAGGTCCATGACGACAATCAGCGCTGCTTGCGTAGCCTTATGCCTCGCCAGATCTCTTTCCACGCGCACGCGATCCTCTTCCGCCTGCCGGCGACATTCGAGGTATACCCGCTCCTCGGCCAGTCGCTCGGCATTAAATAACTGCGCTCGTGCTTGGCAGTCGCTCATTGCCGCGATGAACTCTGCGTCGGTCATACAAGATCATCCGGATCGTCAAACCAAGCAAATAGCGCCATCAGGAATAAGCCAAGAAACACAAAACCAGCAGCCATCGCCGCATATGTAAGCAAAATAAAAATGACGCTCATGCCTTCCGCCCCCGCTTCTCCGCGTCCACCACGGCCGGCGGGGTCATCTGATCACTCCATTCAATCGCGGATGAATCCGCCCAGTTCGGAGATAGCCGCGCAATACGCGGCCTGGGGTCAATCTCCGGTTGATCCACCTGAACCACATTAAACCAACCACAATGCTCTTGCAGAGGCTCGCCTACCATAAATAAACCGGTATCTCCATGAACGCCACGGATTCTATGTAGCTCGCCGGTTCTCACGACTTACGCCCCTTCTTCTCGGCATCGACCCGCTTGCCGAATTCCTTGCGCTGCTGCTCGCGGCGCTCGGCACCCGATAGCGGCATGGGAGTGGTGGGCTTGGAGGATTGCTTAGGTTTCACGGGTCGACTTCTCCAGTAGCGTACTTGCAACCTTCTCCGCAAATGTGATGTGACGCTCCAATGCCTCGACGTGTCCGGCTGCCCATGCTTTCGATGATGGGCGATAGCCGGCATCAAGCAGGGCATCCAAAACTTCCACCGGACTCATCAGCATGACCTTCGTGCCTTCAGGCAGTAGCGCGCCACGGTCTACAGACACAATGGTGTCGCCTACAACAACGGCTCGCCGACCATCGTGCTCGCTCCACTGGATTAGGTACGTGACATCGCCAGCAAGGTCGTACCAGACTTTAGCGGTCACTCAACGACTCCTGAACGGATGCACCCACCGCACTTTGCTCCCCCGGCTTTTGGTACAGTTTCGCCAGTATTTCGAGGCTTTCCTGTCCGAAAGCTCGCAACTTCTGCATGCGAAGACGGCTGTATTCCTCTCGCTCTACATCGGTCATCATGAGCCATTCGGGGATGCTGCACATCGGCGGCGGGTCAGATAGCTTCATCTCAGGCTCCACGGCTCTGCGCCATCTGACGAGCGGCTCTCTGCTTTTCAACATGCTCCCGCCAGTGGAGAATGAAGCTATCCACGCCCATAGTGCGCTTCTCGTAATATTCCTCAGTTGGAGCTGTAGATCCAACTCTAAGGCTCATCGTATCGTCTGACTCCCAATATTCGATGGTGCGGGCCAAGCGTTGCGACTGGCCCAGTTATCCGTCCCGCCCTAAGGATCAATCATCAAGCCCAACACCTGCTTGGCTTCCTCGGACAACTGCGAGTCGAAAGCTTTTCTGAAATTTCGAAGCGCGGACTGCATGAGGGCATAATTCTCTCTATAGAGATTCATCTCAATCTTAGTGCGTTCTTCTGGCGCAAAATCTATATCTGTTCCGGCCATATTACGCAGCAACCTCCGGCTGTGCCAATCATTCCCCCTTCTGTGGCGCGCTCACTCCGCACGCCCATCTGTAGACAGCCTCCCTTAATTGCGCCTGGTTCTGCGAATCATGCATAGGAAGCCCGTATTCACAGCCTTGATTTCTTGCAAGGCGATCCAACTCGCCAAGTAGTGCATCTACCTTGTCTGGATCACGAACTAAGCCTTCGACGTTCATCTCCAGCTCCTGAACGGATACCACCGCGCGCTCACGCTCACCGCGTTGATGCCGCGATCCTGCCCTGTCGCCAGGCTCGACACATGCGAGGCTTCGAGTCGCCACGTCAGAGCGGGAAAGCTTATCTCGTAGCCTATCGCAAGGCGTCCGTATGGATTCATCTGGCTGTCAATCTTGGCGAGATCGGCAGTCGTCTCTACGCCCCAGTCATGCTGTGTGCTCACAGTGCGCCATTCTTGACGTGGTTCGCCGATATCCTGATACGACAGACCGCTGTCGATATACAGGCCGGACCAGCTAAAGCAGGCCAACAGCATCGATAGAGCGCAGTCCATGTCATGACCCCAGCAATGATGCAGGCAGCACCAACGTTCCATATGCGCCACGATTCCATCTCTTTTTGTCATCGCTCAAATATTCGAGTCGGTGACATTTCAAGCATTTCCGACCAACCCTGGCCTGTTCCGGGAATGCCTTTATTCCATTTTCGTCAACTGCCTGCCGACGAATACGAATTAGCATATGCAGTAGCGAGCCATCAGGAGCAAAGGCCGGGCATATACGGTACTCAATCTCGCGCTCCATCTCAGTCTCCTGATAGCGCGCTACGAACGCGCCACTTCATGTGGCATTGCAAGCATCTACCGAAGCACAGCAGGTCGTGCTGCCGGCCATCATCACCGATTATCCTGTAGCCACAATCGCAGCACTCAACGGCGGCATTCTGCAATCTGGACATATCCTTTTCAGGCTCTCCATACAACTGCCTGGCCAGATCATGCATCGTCATGTCAGTCTCCTTGCCTAGACAGAAATTCGGTTATCGCCAACCGGATCAACTCGGCAATGGAAACGTCCCTGCGTTTGGCCAAGGCTCGTAGCTGCTTCAGGATCGGCGTGGATAAGAAGAGGTTGAATTTCTCCATACCTACATCCTACTCATAACAAGCCAGGATGCAATACCGCACCGCACCATCAAAGCACCCGCGCCTCAATCCTCCTGGGCTCGCGCGCCAACTCATTCCCGCCCTGCAGATACTTCATCAGCATCGGACGCCCGGAGCGGGGATCTATCCCGATCTCACCGGCAAGCTGCATGTTCTGCAGTTGCTGAAAGATGGTCTCTGCGATCAGCTTCTGCAGTTCCTGCGGCTTCATCTGCGCCGTGATGGAAGCGGTCGCTGTTTCTACCTGCGTCTGCTGTGCCTGTGCCTGCGCTCTAGCGGCCTCCGCATTGAGCTTGTTCGTCAATGCGACCTGCGTCGGATCCGGGGGCGGTGGGCCTTGCGGCTGCATCGCCTTCTCTTCGTCAGTCAACTGATCAGGCGGAATCACGCCCTGCTGAATCAGGGGGATTCTCAAGCGGCGCTCCAGCTCATCAGCGCCCTTGAAGTCAAGGGACTTGGCGATGAGATCGGATGCCATGACTTTCACGGCCTCTGAAGTAGATGCGAATTTGATCAGGTAATCCGCGGCCTGCTGTCGCTGCGTGGTGTAGGCAGGGCCCACATCCACGGTCACATCGAACCGCCCTTGTGACAGGTCGTTGACCAACTTGCCGTCAGGTCCGCGCTGGTTGATCGACTCGAACGCTTCCTTGCCATCGATACCTAGGATACGGACGATGCGTTCGCCGTCATACACCTTAGGAATCATGTCCACCAGGATCTCACCGGTGTACTTGATCGACTCGGCCAAGTTGTCGATGAACTCGTAGGAGCTGACATCGCCTTCGGTGTTGCGCTGGCGGATGGCGCCCGGAAGTTCATTCGCCTGCGGCTCGCCCAGGCTGGGCCCGAACTTGCCAGTGCTCGCCTTAATGTCATCCGCAGCCTGTGCCGACAGAGCGATAAGCGCTTGCGGGATGTCGGGCATCGGCTCGCGCGTTGGTTTTCCGCCGTTGGGCAAATTCGCAACTGAGTTGTGGTAGAGGAACAGCGGATTCTTGGCGTTCGCCTCGCGCCATTGGTTCTCGTGTCCCTTGATTTGAGCTGGTGTGATGATGTACGGCGACCTGGGCACCATCGCCACAGCTTCGATCTCGGCGGTTCTCGCACCGTTGTACGCCTTCTGCGGATCTTTCGCCTTCCTCACCAGCCCGCGGTACTTGCGCTTGCCCTCGATGTTAGTCACGCGACCATAGATCGGCACGATGGGGATGTACTTCCATTCGTAGTCGATGGGTCCCTCAATCACGCCCTTACCCGAAAGCTTCCACCAGCGCACGTAGGTCGTATCCGCCTCGCGCTTCTTGATCACTCGGATCGGCGCAATACCAGAACCAGGAGGCGGATCCAGTAACTCTTTCTCGATGGCCTTGATGGCGTCGTAATCGATGACACGGCCGTCATCCAGCAGCGCAATCGTCTTCTTACGCCGCATGCGCTTGTAATACTCTGCGACGCGCACCTCCTTGTCGTTGATCCAGTCATGATCGTGCTGCGACAGATCCAAATCCGCAGCCTCAATCGCGCTGTATTGCGCGTCGTGCGCGTCCTTCGATATACGTTCGGTGACGATGACCCACTCGGAATCTCGCTTCAGGTAATCCTTCGCCGAAGGATCGAAGTGAACGGTGAACGGATTCTCAATACGTCCGATGCAAAGTTCCTGGTCGAAGCTGTCCTCGACATACTTCGGATACACCCGCCATGCACCGAATCCACCCTTCAGCGCGAAATCGAAGCCGGTGTTGTACGCCGTTTTTGCCGAGGAATTGCGCTCAATCGCTCGAATCAGTCCTTCGAATATCTCAGCCTTTTTCCTGTCCGACTTGTTGTCGATCGGCAGCACCTTGATCTGCGGCGTGTTCTGCCGCTGGTCGCCCTTGACTTGGTCAATCGCAATCGATGTTCGGTCGAAGGAGTAGCACGGACGTGAGCCGCGATTCTTGCGCGTCTCATCATCCCACTGCGCGCCCTCCTCATCCACGAAGCGGATATCTTCGAGCGCGAGTTCGCGATTGGTCGAGTCGGCAGAGATAGAGCGGCTGTAATTCTCCTTCACCTCGGCCAGTAGCTTGGTCGAGACTTCGGCGTTCGTGGGGCGCGGCATTTAAGCGAAGTCGGCGCAGAACGATTGCGTGTCGTTGTACGGAGTTGGCTTAGTGCATGCGACATCCAGACCAGAAAGCACTCCGTATCGTGTGTCATCCATCAAGTGGTCGTTCGCCTTCACGATGTTGCCTTTCTCATCCCTTCGATATAACCGGTACTCAGCGAACCAGTTTTGCAGGGTCTTGAACACTTTGAACCGCCCGCCAGACAAGCGCTGCCATACAGCATAGATACCAGCCTCACGTGCGTTGTTTGCTGTCGTCAGTTGCAAGCCGAGTTCCTGATATTGTGCCAGCAGCTGCTCGCCGTCTTTCTGTGATCTGCCACGTGCAGCCGGATCAATCACGCCTGGAATCCAGTCACCGCGCGCCTTGATTGATTCAGCATGCACCGAAGGCTCGGCCTGCCCTCGATAATGCTCTGAGTACGCATAGACAGTCTGCGACTCGCGATCCAACGCAAACCAAAGCGCGGCCGTGCGATTCCAGCCGACGTCGAGCGCATAGCACCGCGGCCAATGATCTGGGATCTCAAACGGTTCACAGGAGATGTCACTCTCAGGCACCGGATAAATGGCACCAGCTCCAAGGGCAGGGACGCCTTTGCTTCTCGCATCACGCTGGTATGGCGGATACGTCTCAAGCATCGCCTGCTGCATCTCTTGCGTTAGATGCGGCGCATCTGCCCACGTCGCCATCAGCACGGCGCGTGTCTGATCCTGACGCTCCGCAATCTCACCGCCTGGTAAGAACTGCAACACCGTCTCGGACATGCCCAACAACGGCGTGAACGTCAGCATGACGAGCCCGAGCGTCGTCATCGTTCTGGTTACGGCCTCGGCGTATATCGAAAGCGGTGGTTCTTCATCCAACCACAGCACATCGACATCAGCTGCCTGAAAGCTTTCGCGGCCCTGGTCGTATGACTTGAAGGCTATAGACGATAGCTTCCCGCTCGCATGCTTCACATACAGCGTATCAATCGCGTCCGGCACGCCACCCTTAGACGTATGCCTGCCTATGTTGGCCGCCGGTATTAGCCCGGTTCCTAGATCGCTCATCGGACCGCACAGCTTGACCTGCACCGAATCGCGAACGTCCTTAGCTGTCTCGCCAGCAACCCACGCAGTCACCGGCCTGCTAAAGCGATGGCCCTCCCACCACGATGGATAGATTCCAGTGAGATGACAGGTCATCTCGTACCCGCCCATGCCCTCCGTTTTGCCAATGCGATTGGCGCAAAGAGCAAGTCGCTGCTTAAACTTCGCGCCTAGCCGAAAGAACTCCAGATGCTTGACGTACAACTCTCGCCGCAGCGGCCCTTCATCCGGGTAGTAGCTGTACAGTTTTTCGCGCTCAGTGAGTCGTTGCAGGGCTGTCGTCAACCGGTACAACTCCAGCGCTTCCTCGTCCGTCAATGCGGCTATGTGCTGAGGCGTAAAGTTCGGCAAGGCGGACATTCATTTGATCCCGTGCAAGGTTCTCTGCGTGCTCCCCCGGATCGTGCTCGACAGCCTTCAGATCTGGCAGGAGCTTCCCGAGCTTCCGCCAACTGTTATCGGAAAGCAGCTTCAGGGCGCCGACTTGAGCCGGTTCAAGCGACCTCCATTTCGCCTTGATCTTCTTGTTGACCCTCTCGATATCGGCCAGAGCACCGTCTGCGTCGATCTTCTCGCGCAGGTTCTTCCGGTACTCCCCCCGATACGCGGCAAGCCTAGGGCTTCTTTGTGGTGTATCAGCCATTTGCGCGCGCCATGTTCGCCGTCTTACGAGCATGAGCCCGTCTTGATGGCCCTGGATTGACTACGAATAGCCCAAAATACCAGCGTGGCTTCTGAAGCCTCCATTCGTCAGAAGAGATGTCATAGAGTTCGCGCTTCCACGGCATTCTGATACACACGAATCGATACCAGCCAACATTCGGATGCTCGCGCCACCCAAGCACAATCGGAACATCCGGGAATAGATCCTTGGCCTTTAGTCTTACAATCTTGATCAATTCGCCACCTCTGCCTGCGTCTCCATCACGCCCCTGCGCAGGTCAATCAACTGCTGCTTGCTCGATAGCTCCCGGATCAGGTCAGCGATGTCGATTCCGGATGAATGGCACATCTCGGTGAGATAGCCGTATACCTCGTTGGCTACTGCGGTGACTTTCAGGTCTTTGCCGTTCATGGTCGAACCGGCTGGATTCGAACCAGCATCAGGCGCCCTCCGGCATCCGCACGGTATGTGTTCACGTGCAGCAGCCGCAGTGCCCTGCTATTTGAGGGTGCGTCTACCAATTCCGCCACGGTTCGGTTCATGAAATTCCCTGAAGGTCTTGAATGTCGTAGTCCAGCGTTCTCCGTACAGGCCCATCCGAATCACTGGCCTCGAACACCAGTTGGCGCCGCTCGACGCATAGCCCATTGCGCATAGCATTCTGGGCCGCGGTGATGATGACGTTGACCGATGTCGCTGGGGTCATTGCGGTCCAGTCCAGTACTGCGCTGCCTTGGTTCAGGTCATCGATCCTGTACTTCATCGCGCTCGGTGTTGCGGCAGCAAGATCCGCGGTAAGCGCTCGCACGGTCACCCGGAAGGCCTCGCCCTCTCGAATCCTCGGCGTGAGCGCTTCCCCGATGGGCGGGCCGAGTAGCTGAAGATCGATTCGGCCGAGCATTAGCGCAGCAACAAGATGTCAGATGCCGTAGTGCCAGTTGCCAGCACCTTGTCAACGGCGATAGACAACATTGTGCCATTGGCCACATTGGCAAACACAGGCAGTGATCCGTCCCCGGCCATTCGCACGGCAAGGGAGCCGCCTGTACCAACGTATAGCGCACGCCCCGGTGGGTCATGCACGATATCGTCACTGTTAGTAACCGTGACGCTGCCGGTTGCGGCAGAAACCTCTCGACTGACTTTTTCGGAACTCATAACAATCCAAGCCCCAGCGACAGACTCATGTGATGCTTCGTCGCGCTGGATGTTCCACCAGCAGCAGACGGTGTGATTTCCGGCGACAAGCGCAGGAACGAAGTGCGCTCAAGTTCGGTATCTAGATTGCTAGCGTCCGGAAACGTCAGTGACACCATGAATGGCGCACCAAAGTTCAAAGCCCCATACTGTTCAGCTTCGGTATCAAATGACATCAGGTATCCGACCCTTTCACGGTAGTGGTTCCATCGGATGTCACAGCGGCCGTGGAAATATTGACGGTGTTCGCACGATCGCGCAGCGTTTGTGTCGTCGCCGTCTGTGTAATTCGATTGGACGCCTTTGCGCCTACGTAACCGATGATGTTTCGCGGGGTTGCTGACGCCCACGAGAATACACCCGCCGGCTCTGTAATAGCCTCATCGAGAATAGCATCCACGCCAGCAGCTGATAGGCTGTAGCCGGTCTTATCGCCTACCGTCGTCACGCTGCCCACGGAACCTACAACATTGCCACCGACGTTGCCGGTGACAGATCCCACCGCGCCGGTCACAGACCCAGCCGACCCGCTCAAGTTGCCAGTCACATCACCTGTTATATTCGCTGTCAATGCAGTCGTGATGCTGGTCGCAGCATTCGCCCCAGCGATAAACACGCCGCCTGCAGCGCCCGCGGTGGCGGATGGCAGGAAGTCCGTTTTGGTTTTGATGGCGCCGACATCCGATGCCGTGAGCCCGGTTACAGATGCCACAGAGCCGGCAACATTGCCAGTGACGGTTGTCACGCTCGGAATCACGTTGTTGGTGCCTGCATACCCAGTCCCGTCAAAGAACGACTCCGCATTGTCTGCCGCCGTTGCATCGCCAGAGAGTCGTACGGTGTCAGCATTGACGTATTCCCCGAACGTGCCGGCAGTGGCATGGCCGCTTCTCGCCTCATCCCATACCGAATCTGCAATCGCCGCGAGGGTGGCGGCATCCACACCCAGAGGGGTGATCAGGAATACCGAGTCGCTGGAGGGATTTGTGGTCCACGCCACCCCTACGGTTGCGACCTTACTCGATCCGACGTAGTCGGTGACCTGTCTTGATTGTCCCACACCAGTACCGGCAATCACCGTGATCTGGTTGTAGTTGTAGATGTCATTGGTTGCGCTTGCGGAGGCGTCCAACGTGATGGTGGATGACGTACCCGCCTGTGCTGTTGCGGATCTCAGTACCAGGGCGCCGACCTGACCGAAACTGCCGGACACCAGATGATCGGCACGAAGCTCATCCCATACTGCATCCGCAACTTCACCCGCCGTCGGTGCGCTTGCTCCTGGGATAGAACCAAATGGCATGATGACGAAGACTGAATCCGAGGATGGATTCGTAGCCCACGTCGGAACAGTAGCCACCTTGGTTGAGCCGACATAGTCGCTGATAATGCGACCTTGCCCGACACCCGTGCCCGCGGTGATGAAGATCTTCTGATTGTTGTAGAAGTCATCCACCGCAGATGCACTGGCATCCAGGGTAATCGTAGTTCCGGCACCTGCCTGAGCGGTACCGGCACGAATGATGTTCAGCGCTTGGCCATAGCTTCCTGCTGCCACGTGACCGGAGGCCGCTTCGTCCCATACCGCATCGGCGGCAGCATTTAATCCGCTGGTAGACAACGCAACACCACCGCTTGACAGTGCGATCTGCGCGGTCCCCGTACCGCTGGTGATCACCGCGCCTGCATTTCCGGTTGCGACATCCGGAAAGGCTGTCATGCCCATGCGAGTTGCATTTTGTGGATTCACTGCCCACAAATCGATTTCGAAATTGCACAGCGAACTGGCGCCCGTAAACGCGAAGGAAACGCCCTCTCCAGCAGCCAACGCTGCATTGGGAATATCGAAGCGATACACACCAGGCATGTTGGTGGCATCGATTTCCTTGAATCCGCCAGAGGACCATGCCGAATCGGCCGCCGCTAGCGTCGCGAGCGTCACCGCAGCACGCGCGACTTGATCCGTCGCATAAGAGCACACCAGTCCGGAGGTGTTGAAAACCAAGCCAGTGAGCGGTGCGCCCGTCGATGAATTGCGGATAAATACTGAGATCGTCGCGGAGGTCTTGCCGCGAAACATAGTTCGCTTCGCCATTTACATATCTCCGCTATCGGTCATGTCTTCAGAGTGAGAAGGACAGAAATCGATGAATGCGCTTGCGATATCCCCACCCGACCAGTCATCGAGTTGGCCAAATGCGGAGGCGTCTTCGTTTCTCTGCCCGAAACCAACGGCCCCACTGGAATAGGTGGCATCGGTTCGCGTGCCTAGCGATACGGCATTTCGGTATGCGGTGAGCGTCGTACTACTCACCTCCAGCTTCATGACATCGGTGGCATCGGCTGCACCGGAGGTAAAGGCGGCGCCGATAGCGGTGAAGGTTTCGGTAGAACCATCGAACGTGCCTATCTCGTATCCCGTTTCACCAACGCGCCAACGCAGCGCGTAGCACGTCAGCGTTGCATTTGCCCCTGCCATGCGTACACACGCATATCCATAGGCGGCGCCTTGCGCGGATTCCGCTTGTGTGATTTGAGAAAACTGGGCGGCGCCTGGAGAAATGTCATTGCGAATTACAAAGGCATGTGTGTAGGTGGCATCGGCGGCGACGCGCGGATCACCACTGGTGCCTCTGCGCATGTCGCCGCCGGTAGTGGCGTAGGCTTGCGTCCAGGCGCCGGCAAGGGACTCTCCAGCTGCAAGTGCGTTGAAATCATCCGATGCCGTGGTCACAGCGCGCTACCCTGCACTAGTCCTGCCGCTGCGCTATACGTCCATTTATATCCAGCCGCCTGGAATGTCAGCGTCGCCGTCCCTATGGGGCCCACATGGAGATTTCCTGAACAGCCCGCTTTCGCATTTGTTTGCGCGAGCGTGAGTTGATTCAGGTTGTGGTATTGCACTTTGGTTGAGTCGCTGGAATAGATCACGTTGCGCGTGAGATGAAGTTCCTGCGTCGCGGGTATCGCGCCGTATGGATATTCTGCAATTGCCCAATTCTCTCCGTTGTTCGCGGTGGAAGCCGTGCCGCGCACGACAAACGTGCAGCCCCTGACCTTTGCCGGCTGCGTGTTGTCGGCGTAGAAATAAAACGGCGATGCAGAGAGTCCGTTCATGAGGTTCTCTGCGATGATCAGGCATCCGTCTACCAGAGCACCCAGATCGGAACCGGTCTCGGAAGAATTCCCAAACCCAACCGCGGATTTATTTCCTGCCGTAGCATTGGCGCGCAGCAAGCAGAAGCGCGACGTGGACCAGTTGTCCGCCATGTCCGCGGCATTCGATACGTCATACATCACGCTGCGATGTAGATGAATCCGACCCGATCCGGCGTGCTTTATTTTCGAGCCGCACGTACTCGTGTGGCCGATGCAGTCGATCAGGAACGACTCCGCAGCACTTCCATCGCAGTAGCCTAGGAAATTCGACCAGTTCTGCGGTGTCGTGCCGCCGCTGTCCAGGTTATTGAAGCTCACGCAGGCATCGAGAATCGCGCCCGCGTAGAACTTGACTCCAGTGGGATTGACCGAGCCACTTGCGCGATACCCACTGGTGGAGGTGCGCTTGACGACCCCCAGCTGCAAAGAGGTTCCATCGACCGTGATGCAGCCGCCCTCAGATCCCGTGCCGCCGGTAATGGGGATGCGATCCCATACGATGCGCGTGCCGAATAACGATGGTCCGTCTCCAGTGACCGCCAGCGTTGGTGCCTCACCGGGATACGCGCGACAGAAAATCGGATTCGCTTCCGTGCCGGCTTGGCCCCACAACGATGCATTGACCGACGCAAAGTTCTGCGCGTGTGCGCCGGAGCGAACCAAGATCAAGTAGCCGGTCCCTGCGGCTACAGCAACTTGCAGAGCCTTGCCTATCGTCAGGTAGGGCGCACCGATAGCGCCCGTTCCGGTGGTGTCATTCCCGGTGGTGGCGACGAACTTGCACTTCGCGGACGACACTTGGATCGTGAACGTCTTCGCAACACTTGTTGCACCCGCCGTCAAGCGCACCGTGACGGAATGATTCGTGCTATCCGTCGGCGGCGTACCGGCGAATATCCCACTCGTGCTGCCGATACTCAGCCAGGCAGGACCGGAATCGATCGACCATGTGAGCTTGCGGTTGTGCCAGTCATACCCGGTCATCTTGTAATTAAGATCGATGCCGGGGTAAGCAATCGTCGGCGCGTCCCACGAGATCCACGTCAGTGTGCCGGCGACATACTGAGAAGGTAGTATTTCCACCGGCACATAGGGATTGACCGTGTGGGTCACCGGCTGATTGCGGATCACCCACAAGGTGCCCTGCGTCGAGCCGTTACCCCACTGTGTCGCTGCTGTACTGCCCGGAGTATTTGCCGCCGTGATGTAGTCCCAGATCATCCACTGCGAGCCGTCGAAGTTGCACGACTGCAGGATGTCCTGCGGCAGCATGTTGCCGATGTAGCCGCCCATCTCCGTGCCCTGGGCTTCACGCGGCCAGGCCAGTCCGTTGCGATAGTCAATGCCTGAACCACGCACGCCGCGTGCTACTTCATCCGACCACAACGGACGCTTGCCACTTTGTGCCGGCGGCACCACCCAATCTATCTGCCAGGAATCCGGACCGCCCACGCCAATGTATAGCGCCTTGGCGTAGATGATCATCTCTTCGCAATCGGATCCATCCTGATTGCCGAGATAATTTTGCCCAAACCACACTTGCGCGAACTGAAATCCAGATGGACCGCGAACCGCGTCCATCCACCGCTTGTATTGCGTCTTCTTGTTCGTCGTCGTGTAGTTTGCCGGCGCCGGATAGGTGGCGTCGAAACTGACCGATGTCTCCACCATGCCTTGCACGGCCTGGAACATCGAATCGGCATCGTAGTGCGCGGCTATTGCCTGATAGCACGCGATGATCCGATCCATCACAGAGGCTTCCCAATCCCTGGGCGTTGCGCCTCCATCTGCTGCGGCAACTTGTCCGGCCGGATACAGATACGCCGGGACTACACTCTGTGTCCCATCGCCGCTATAGCGTCGATAGTCCAGGCGGAAAATGAAGCGCTTGCCGATTGCCTTGCAGGCGTTGAAATATCGATCCGGCGTCGTGAAATCGTAGACGCCTTGCGATGCCTCGATCTGCTTCCACGCGAAGTTCGCCGCCCACCCGACGATATTCGCCTCACCGGAATTTGCGGAGATCACCGCGAGATCCGCGAGAATCACGGCCTCGCTGGTCTTGACGCCAGCGACCGTCCGAAGCTGGCCGTAGTGCCCAGGATTGAACCGTATGTCGGATGCGCTGCCGACGGTGCTCGTCGTGGCATTGACCACGGAGGACTGAGCGGATTCGTTCAGCTCTGTATCACGAGCCGTGATCTTGTAGTCATAGCGCGTGCTGGCCGATAGACCGGTGTCCGAATAGCTCAGGCTGCTGGTTGTCGCGCGAAGCGAGAACGTCGCTTGATCGGTCGCGCGATAGATCCTGTAGTCCTGAGTCCCGGAGACGTACTCATTCGCCCCGCCCTGTACATCGGTAGACGCGCTCCAGGTCAGATTGATCTGCGACACCGAGGCAGCAGATGCAGAAAATCCAGCGGGTACGGGCGGCGCCGTGACATCCGTGTTGAATGTCGAAAAATCAATCGTCGTATCGACATTCACAAAGCCGTCATAGGCCCTGACGGTCACTGTCGATATCTGACCGGCCGTCGTCGGTGTTCCGGAGATCGACGCACCGACCAGCGTCACACCCGTCGGCAAAGTACCGGTAGGAATCGAATACTGAACCGTGTCGGCATCGGCATCCGTACAATAATCGTTCAGGTTGAGCGCATACGAATCCCCGACGATCAATGTCTGATCGGGAATCGTCTGCCAGCTCGGCGAGGCATTCGCCGGAGTCGTTGCTTGAGCTGAGGCCGAAGCCGGGGAGTTGTTCCCGGCGCCGTCGTATGCCACCACCGTGTAGCTGTACGCCGTACTCGCCGTGACCGTCGTGTCGCTGTAACTGGTCAGCGTGGTCGTCGTGAGTTGGTTGCCGCCCCGGAAAATCTGATATCCGGTCACCCCGATATTGTCTGTCGAGGCCGCCCACGTCAGGTCGATCCGCTGCCGATTGATCGCAATCGCGATGAGATTCTGCGGCTGTGTGGGTGCTTCGGTATCCCCGCTGCTACCGGCAAGCGCCAGCGTACCGAGTATGCGCATTGATCAGTTTTTGCGTTGCACAAAAAAGCCGGCGCTAGGCCGGCGTTAGTGGGGGCTCTCTAAAATCAGACGGCCATCACGGATATACAGCGCGATGCACGCCTGTCTTTGCATTAGATTCAAGCGATGGAAAAGCCCTATCCGCTCTACGTCAGCCTGACGACGATACCGAGCCGACTTGTACACATCAGGCCCGCCATCAATTCGCTGCTCGCGCAGACGATGATGCCGGACCGGATCATCCTGGTACTGCCAATGACCTGTGATCGCGAGCCAGGTGGCTACGACATCCCGTCATGGCTGAGTGATTACGGTCACCGCGTCTCACTCGCGCGGCCGACAAAGGACTGCGGCCCAGGGTCGAAACTACTGGGCGCATTACCGCTACTGCGGGAGCCGACCTGCCTCATCCTCGTCGATGACGACATGGCCTATCACGAGCGCTTTTTGGCGAGTCTGTATGCCGCGCAGATCGCGGACCTGAAGGCCAGCTACAGCTTCTACGTGCACAGTTGGGGCGCCATCAAAGCCATTGGCCAGGGCGTCGATGGATTCAGCTTCTTCTCACCCAACCTACACGGCATTGAGCAATGGGCGGAGCGAGTGATTCAGGTACCGGAACTACGGGTCCACGATGACCTTTGGATCTCAGCTTTCTTACAAAGGCAAGGCGTCGCGATCAAAAACATTCGCGACTGCGTCGCCGATCTCGGGCCCACCCACGATTGCAAGGTTCATGAGATGAACCAGCTACAGGACCTGCAAGGCAACCTGGCCAGGTCCCGGGTGCTGGAGCGTGGCGTCCATCACCTCGTGTCGCGCGGCTATCTGGGCCGATGGCTGCAGTTCGATCATCACGCGCGTATGTGGATCAAGCGGCTAATCGGACGACAGTCGGCGGCGGTATAGAGCCGTTCAGGCTTTCCCCTACCACTTATTCAGGTCGCCGTGACATGTCACGAGGCGTACAGTCTGCCCATGGTCGCTGAGGTAGCGGCCCCAACCGGGAGACAGACATGAGCAAACTGCGACTGTATCGATGCTCGACGATTCATGGCGCTACGGACGCGCGCAGCAAAAACGCTGGATACCCGCATCAGATGTGCGATCGGCATACGACCGACGTCAGCGCGCTTGGGCTGGATCCTCAGCAGCAGGCGCATTTACTGACCCAGATCGAGTCCCTCGACGAAAACGACCGCTTGTTTGCGATTGCCGCACCCGGTGCCGACGTCGAGTCTGTGGAGTATACGGACTGAGTCATGCCCCAATCCCCCGCCACACGCAAAGCCGCCGAGCGCGCTAGAAAACGCGCCGGTGGGCTGAGGAAAATAGAGATCTGGCGCCGCCCGCCGAGCCGCGCTGTCACCTGGACGCTGCGGTACATGCGCCAGGAGATCGCCCATGGCGCCGACATCACACTGACCCCTGAGGATGCGCGCGAGCTGCTGGAATATTTCGGCGTTGAGGAAAAGTCGCCCACCGGTCAGGGCGGGCGTAAGGGCTCGTCGGGGAGGTGACGAGAGGCAGAAAGCGAAAAACCCGCTCTGAGCGGGCTTTGGAAATCAGATGGCGGAAGGTGAAGGAGTCGAACCCTCGCCGTTACAGCGCCCCGGTTTTCAGGACCGGTTGCCGGCCAACCCAGCGGCACCCTCCGTTTGTGGCGGAGGGTGCAGGGATCGAACCTGCGCA